GTTACTTTGATTGGAATACACAAATAGATATAAAAGATACTTACAACACTTTGTATAAAGATACAGAAGAAGATGACGAAGATTTTGAGTTCTATAACGAAAGTATGTTTGATCCTTCGCAAGAAGTATTTTCGTTATTTACACAAGCTGATAATGCAAGCAAAAACCTTCATGTATCTGATGGTATGTTGAAATATCTTGGATTAAATAATTTTTTTGATAAAACTAAAAATACTAAAACTCCTTTAAGAAAACCTAGCGATAGAATAGCTATTGAAAAAGTATTTAAAGATTCAACAGGTTTTTACTTTCAAGAATTTTTAAATAACGATATACCCAAGTCATCAATAGAAACAGAGCAATTTCAAGATGGATTGACTAAAGTTTATAACTTTTATGAAAACAAAGGATTTGAAATAGAGATACCAGAAAGAACTAACCTTACACAGTTTGAACAAACCATGAAAGGATTAGGTATTGAAATAGGTGGTGGTCTTTCTCTTGATGTTTTGACAGCACCTTTATTAGCTAGTCCAGAACCTTTAAGTAAATTACTTTATGGAGTAATAAATTTTACTGGTGGTTTAGCTTTAAATTATGAAGCACAGAAAAAAAGATTTGGACAAACAGGTTTTTTAGGTGTTAAAGATCAAATTAATTATGGTGAGCTTTTTACTTCTGGTGCAGTTCAAACTATACCTTTTGCAACAGAAGCTAAAGGATTAAAAGGTATAGGCAAATCAGCAACTTTTGGTGGCACTTTAGCTGGTGCTGAAACAACAGCACGAACTTTAATAGACGAAAAGAAACTGCCTACAACTGAAGAATTTTTATTATCAGTAGGTCTTGGAAGTAGTTTTGCAGCTACTATGAAAGGTGGCTTAGAAGGTCTTGAAACTTTAACTAAAAAGTTTGCAGGTAAAAGTGCAGATGAAATTAATAAAGTAATTACTAAAACTGAAAAAGAAAAGGTTGATAAAGTTATTGAAGATACCTTAGTAATGCAAGAAGTCTTGCAACAACAACCACAAGCTAATGCAAGAGGTAAAGATGGTTTTAATATTGGTGAAACTAATTTAGGTGATTTTAGTTTACCTAGAGGTTTTCTAAAAATGAGTCCTAGATATGGTTCTGCTAGTTTGGAGTTTGGCTCTGATATAGATAAAGTTGCATATATATTAAGAGGTAACAGGGTAAAACCTTTAACAGAAAAACAAAGAATATCACATGAAAGATTAATTAGATTGCTTGAAGATCAAGGTATTGATGTTAATACAGTAAGAAATCATGGATCAAAAATACATCAAAAGATTAAAGACATAGTAAAGCAAGAAACAGGTTCAGCAAAAGCAACGCCTGATAATACAGGTGGTATGAAAATTACAGTACCAACAGATAATGTATTTGTAAAAAAAGTAAAACAAAAAACAGGTGGACAAGATTTAGGACCAACAAATCTTTTACCAAGACAAACAAATTTATTAAATGCTGTAGATGAAGCAAGTGCAAACAACTTAAGAAATGTAGTAAAAGGTTTAAAATCTAAAGGTTGGTCAAGTGCAGAGTCAGTTACAGACAAAGAAAATGTTTTAAAAGCTTTAGGTTTGTTTGACCCAAATCAACCAGATTTTACAAAGAAAGTATTAGAACTAGAAAACTCAGACTTAATTGTAAAAATGGCAGAAGAGATAGAAGCTTATGGTCTTATCAGTAAACAAAAAGAAGTTAATACTGGCTTGGCTATAAACGCTATGTTTGCAGCAGAAAGATTAGATAATAAAAACAATGCGTATTTAAATGCCTTAAATGGAAAAAACCCAGAAGAAATAGAAGCAGCTATCAATGAACTTACTGCGTCTATAGATTCAGTAAAACTATGGTTAATGAGATACTTAAAACCAAGCACTAGAGCAGGTCAAATATTAGAAGGTTTTGGTATAAAACCACTTAGAGGTATGGAAGGCAAGACGGCAGCAGAATATGTTGCTGCACAAGATTTAAAATTAAATAAAACTGCTGAAGAAAAATTAGTAAATACTTTAGAAGAAGTTGCTTTTAGTAGCGACAATCTAAAAAAAGATTTAATAAGACAACTTGAAAAAGCAAAACAAACAGGTGACTATAGTGAACTTTATAGAATAGGAAAGATAATACAGGCAGCAGAAGGAGAGACAGAAACTTTATTTGGCCTTACAAAAGTAGATGCTTTTCGAGTACAAGATGAAAATGCCATAGGTAAAAGCTTAAAAGTAGCCAACGAAGTAGGTATCAATGGAATGTTATATAGGTTTGGTACTAATACTGCAAACTTTATTTCAGCAACTTTAAATACATATAGCAGACAATTTAAGTTATTTCATGGTTCTGAAAATCCAGAAATGCTAGAAGCTGCTATGAGACATTTTGTTGCTTTACATAGCAACTATCACTTTATGAGAAAGGCATATAAAAAATCTATGCAAATGGAAGATAACTTTATAAATTTAGGAAACAGAAAATATCAAAATAGATTTGCAATTAAATCAGATGGTAGTGGTTTAGGTGCTAAAAGTATAAATACTGCTGGTAAAGCAATAAGATTTTCTGGTCGTAATATGACTGCTACAGACGCAGCAGTACAAGCACCAAACTTAATTGCAGATGTAACTTATATGGCTTTTATGGAAGCAAAGAGACAAGGATTACCAAGAAATGAAATAGATAAATTTATTAAAAAACACGTTAACGCAGTTCTTGAATGGTATGCACAAAATGGTGATAATGAATTAGAACCATTAACAAAACGATTTTTATTACACGCAAAAAAACAAGCTAAATTTGCAACCTTTACTCAAGATATTGATACTACAGGTGTATTTGGTAAGGCTATGAAATATGCAGATAACAAGGCAAATAAATATCCATTAATAAGACTATTTATATCTTTTACAAGAACACCAGCAAATATTAAATCAGGTAATTTTAGAACAAATCCTATGTTTTCACCTATAGTAAATCCTTTTAATAAACAACAACAAGTAAATATTCCAGATCAAGTGCCTTTAGTAGGTGGTAGAAATTTAAATTTATTAAGTGAAGTAACAGTACCAGAGCTAAGAAAACAACTAAATAGTCCTGATCCAAAGATAAGAGCTATTGCAAATGGTGATATAAATGAAGCTATTGCTTTTGTAACTGGTATTGCAGGTTTTGTTACCTCTGCAAATATATTGGCAGATGATCCAGAATATATACCTCCAACAATATTGACAGGTGGTGGACCTGACTTTAGCAAAAAAGAAGGTGCTGCAATGTGGAAAGAAATGTATTTAAATGGCTGGCGACCTTACAGTATTGGGTATCTTCAATATGATGAAAATGGTGAACCTGAGATTGGTGAAGATGGTAAACCTGTTTATATTTATAGGTCATACGAAGGTTGGTTAGAACCTTTGTCGGGAACATTAAAGATGACAGTTGACACAATAAATTCATTAGGAATACTAGGAGGGAAACCTTATGACGAAGCGACTACAAATTTACTAATGGCTGTTGTGCAAAATTTATATAACGATTCTTGGACTTCACAAGCAGAAGAATTAATTAATGTTATGAGAGGTAGTGCCACTATGTTAGATAGTGATGGCGACCCTGTTAAAGATTATAGAAGCAAAAAGTTTGCACAATTTATAGGTAGATTTGTTTCTTCAAGATTACCTTTTTCTGGTATTGTTGCTGAACTAAGAAGATACCCAGCAGACTTATTAAAAGTTATGGGTTTTAGCAATGAAGACATAGCAGTATTTCAGAGAAGACCTGATACAAAAGTAAGGGCAGGTGATATTGGTTTATCAGACGATCCAACAGACCCTAATTATAATAAGGTTGGTTTTGGTGCTTTACAAAGAAGAGCAATATTTAACGAAATAAAAAGAAGATATGGTATTGGACCAGATTTACCTTTTGATGTAGAACATATAACTAATGAACCTATACTTTATCCTAATAGAATAGGTGGTAATATTTTTGGAATAAGCGTTACTAAAAAAAGTAAAAACTACCCCATATATACTGCTTTGACTCAAATAGGAAAAAGATTAACAGAACCAAAAGAATATATAACAGGAGATTATACAAGTCAAAACTTTGTACCTATAAGATTAGATACGAACCAATATAATGGTATGAAAAAAGATATAAATACTATGAAGTTGAATGTGGGATTTGGAAAGAAAACTATATTAGAAAGTATGAATAGTTATTTAGAAAGCAAAGATTACATAAAAAATAAAAGAATTATTGATGAAGAAGGTTTGCAAAGTGAAGGTGGTGCTTTGGCAGCAAACAATATATTTTATCAATTAAGTGTTATTAATAAAACGTACATAAAACAAGGTGAAATTAATTTTATAAATGAAAACTATTCTAAAGAAGAACAAAGAAGAATACGAAATTATAAATTAGGAATAAAAAAAGACTATAGTAAACAATATAGAAGACCAGTTCTTTTTGAATAATCATGGCAACTAACACCGCAGCATCTTTTACAAACCATACTGGCAATGGGTCTGCTGGTCCTTTTAACATATCCTTTTCATATCTTTCAGAAGCAGAAGTTAATGTAACTGTAGGTGGTGTTTTAAAAACTATTACTACGCACTACACATTTACAAGTGCAACCCAGATTACATTTACTTCTGGTAATGAACCTG